GGCGAGAGAGGCTCGTGCGTCTGATAATTTCCTTCGACTACAAGCTGAAATCGCTAAAGGAGGTACTGGTGAGTTTGTTTCTTTTACTCGTCGTATTCTTGCTGTTATCGGGGTGTCTACGCTCTGTGCTTGTATCATCCTCTGCACCCTCTTCCCCACCGCAGAAATCGTCACCCTTACCAACGCAGACGGAGAGGGAGTTAACGAGTTCTTCTTCGGACTCATCAGTTTCCAAGCCAACCAAGAGCCGATTGCGATCTCTTCTGGACACATCAGCCTTATGGGATGCACGGTAATACTGCCTTGTATCCTTGGTTTTTACTTCGGTCCAAGCGGTCGAAGAGGTTGACAGTCAAGAACTTTTCCTCTTTACTAATAGATAAATTTAATCGACAACTAGCAACAACTAGTCCCTCGACCCGCTGCGGCGGACAATCCTGTGAAGACGAACGGAGTGAAAGTCACTGGTAATCAAACACATATTCACAATAACTTATAACATAGGAGATCATATATTATGGCAAACGGAGATACCTCCCCCAGTCGCGTAGGTCTTGTAGAAGGCGGATCAGATAACAATGCGTTGTTCCTTAAAAAGTTCAGCGGAGAGATTCTGCAAACCTTCGAAGAGTCTAACGTATTCAAAGCACTACACACCATCAGAACCATTGAGTCCGGTAAGTCCGCTCAATTCCCAGTAACAGGCATCGCTTCTGCTGCTTACCACACCCCCGGCGAAAACATTGCTGACGGTGGAAACAGCTACTTAAGCGACATCAAGAAAACTGAGAAAGTTATTAACATCGATCAGATGCTTATTGCTTCCACTTTCTTGGCTAACATCGACGACGTAAAGAACCACTACGACATCCGCAGCGTTTACGCTAACGAGTTGGGTAAAGCTCTTGCCGTCCGTTTCGATACTGCTCTTGCTAAAGTGTTCATCGCTGCTTCACGTGATTCAGCTAACTTGTCTCAAGTAGGAAAATCAGGCGGACAACTTGACGTTGCTAACAACGACTTCTCCGCTCCTGACACTCCCGGTACTGTTGCCGCTATCACTGGTGCTGACCTCGTAGCTGCTTTCTTTACCGCTGCTCAGAAGCTTGACGAGAACGACGTTCCTAGTGACGGTCGTTTCTGCGTTCTTCGCCCACAAGAGTACTACAAGTTAGTAACTGGTGCTGACAGCTCCAACAGCTTCAACCTTCTGTCTGCCGTTAACTCGGACATCGGAGGTCAAGGAAGCATCGCTCAAGGTACTGTTCCTCAGATCGCTGGCATCAGCATCTACAAATCCAACCACATCCCATCCACTGACCTTAGCTCCACTTCTACTGGAGACGGTGCTGCATCTAACGATGTATTCGGCGGAAACGGTGTTGGTTATAACGGAGACTTCCGCAATAGCTTGGGTATCGTATCCCACTCCGCTGCTGTCGGAACCGTTAAGTTGCTTGATCTTGCTACCGAATCGGAGTATCAGATCGAGCGTCAAGGTACGTTGTTTGTCGCTAAGTACGCAATGGGTCACGGAGTTCTCCGTCCTGAGTGTGCTATCGAACTAGTAGCGTAACGCTCTTCTCTCGGTGTTGGGGAGGTCTGTGATTCGTTCCGCTCCCCTCCACTGATTATTTTATCTATACTTATCATGGCTTTAACGACTAAACTAAATGCAGTAAATACAATGATCAGTGTTATCGGGGAAGCCCCTGTTAATACACTCGGAGGTACAGCCGTTCCTGTATCAGTCGTTCAAGCAGAAGCAGTCCTCGACGAAACCAGTAAAGCTATACAATCAGAGGGCTGGCACTTTAATACGGAGCACGAGTACACACTTACTCCTGATGCTACCACGTCTAAGATTAACTTACCTAGCAATACGCTTCGTGTAGACTTAGACCCAGAAATTTATACAGACAGTGATCCAGTACAACGTGGACTTTTGTTATACGACAGAAAGAATCACACGGATGTATGGACGAAAGAGGTGAAAGCTTCTATTACTTTTGAGTTAGCATTTACAGATATGCCTGAGCAGTTCCGTCACTACATCACAGTTAAAGCAGCTCGTATCTTTGCTAATCGATTCTTAGGAAGCAGGGAGATTGAAGGGTTTGCTTTGCGGGATGAGATAGAAGCGAAAGCACGTGCTATTGATAGTGACTCTGAAAATGCAGACCGTACTATCTTTGATCACTACAGCGTACTAAGAGTATTAGATAGATAAGAGATGCCTCTGTTAGTAAACAGTGTACCGAATCTCGCACAGGGCGTATCACAACAGCCTGACAATCTCAGGTATCCCGGTCAGTGTGACGAACAAATAAATGCTTGGGCTACTGTTGTTGAGGGGTTGGTAAAGAGACCACCTACTGAATATACGAAGAAGTTACAATCTACTACAACTAATGCAGACAAGCTATTCACACACTTCGTTAAACGTTCCGAGCAGAACCAGTACTGTGTAAATGTATCGCTTGGTGGTGTAGGTGTTATCAATGTAGCAGACGGTGCACAAGTATCAGTAGCTGTAACTTCTATCGCTAATAGTTATCTGAGCTTAGGTAGTTCTGTAACAAATCCATTAGCCGACCTAAGAGCACTGACAGTAGCTGACTATACGTTCCTTGTTAATAAGAACAGGGTAATAGAGAAGAGTACATTAGCAGGTCAAAAGTCTAAAGCCCCACCCGACGAAGCACTCATCGTTGTTAAGATGGGGGATTACGAGAAGCACTACACTGTAATAATAGATGATTTAACAATACCCAACGTTAATACTGGCACTTTAAATTATCATCACGCTCCGCAGTTGGGGTCGGCAGACGCTACATACGAAAGCGGTGGTAGTAATAATGGTTGGCATGCTGATACTAATATAATAGCAGAAGATATATCTGAGATTATAAAGGGAGCTTTAGAAATATCTAACGATAGTGTAGCTAGTATAACTATAAATAACAATTCAAGTAATACTGGATGGGCTGGCGGAAAATCAACAGGTTTGTGGGCACAGAACTTCGCAGGTACAAATTGGGACTTAGAGTACAAGTTAGAACTAGAAATAACACAAAGCGGTGCAGGTACTGCTTACTGTGAAGCAATAGTTTCAAGAGGTGTTATTGTTGGTTTCCGAAACTTTAAAAGAGGTAGAGACTTCGATGCCACTCAAAACATAACTATTACCTACAAACAATGGTTAAAGGCTAGGAGATATGATAGTGGAGCTGCTAGTTGGGAGTTATTGAAAGATGGTGATAACTTTTATAAAGCTATACCTACTGGATTTGACACATCTACACCAAGCGGAGCACTTAGCGATCCACTCCATGTAAACTTACAAACATTAGATGCTACTAGTTATCAAGTAGAACAAGAAAACTCTGTTATAAAAATAACAAGTACTGAGGGTCCGTTTAAGATACGAGTAAAAGATGGATTAGCTGATCAAGGATTAGGTATTGTATACAGAGAGGTAAACAGTATTACAGATTTGCCAGTACAGTGTTACAATGGATTCGGTCCAGTAAAAGTAGTAGGGGATGCCGATATAGATCAAGACGATTACTACGTACGATTCTCTACGAAAGACAAAGGAGATTTTGGAGAGGGTAGTTGGGTAGAAACTGTAGGTTATTACCAAGATGAATCTGAAAGTAGTGCGTTGGAAGGTATCGATACTTTGTTAGCTAGTGGTACTATGCCCGTTACTCTCATACCATTCTTTAATAACAATACGATCACAGACTTTAGACTACAAACTCCTAACGATATATTGTACGTTAAGAACGGTAGTAGCTACTACAAGCTAGATGTAGACCACAGAGCAGACTCTACTAGCCAACCCGGTACTGGTTCTGACTGGGAGAATTATTGGTCACTTGTTGATGAGACATCTGATACAGCAGCTACCGTCGGTTATCTAACTTGGAAGTCTGGTACATTCTACTACGGTCCTAAAGATACGATTAAGAACATTGGATGGTCTAGTAGACAAGCAGGGGACGATAAAACCAATCCATTCCCATCATTCGTAGGTAATAAGATACGAGATATATTCTTCTTCAAGAACAGGTTAGGTATACTTACAGACAGCAACGTTATCTTCAGTGAAGCAGATGAATACTTTAACTTCTTCCGTACTACTACACAGCAGTTACTAGACAGTGCTGTTATCGATGTCGGACTGAGCCACACAAAGGTAGCGATCCTTGAACACGCTGTACCATTCCAAGAGAAGCTGATGTTATTCAGTCAAGGGTCACAGTTCGTGCTTCGTGGAGCAGATGTGTTATCCCCTAGAACTGTAGCTATATCTCCTGTTACTGAGTACGATCTATCGGATGGTATACAACCAGTAGCACTAGGTAACTATATATACTTCCCATTTAAACGGAATGACTTTGAAGGCGTGTACGAATACTTTGTAGATAACAACACAGAGACATTTAACGCTGAAGAAATAACACAGCAAGTACCGAAGTATATTACAGCGAACGTACAAAAGATTGTAGGTTCTCAAGCAGAGAATACTATTGTCATGAGTACGACAGAAGACGCTAAGACGTTGTTTGTATATAAGTACTTCTGGTCGAACAAAGAAAAGATACAAAGTGCTTGGATGAAGTTCACCTTTAAT